GCTGCTGAATAAGTAATTGTGAATTTAACGTTTGAACCCTGGTTCGGTAAAGCAAAAGAACATAATTTCATATAGGTTCCATTTATATTGTTCATAAAAAAGAATTTTTGATAGGGAAAGTTTTTCAACATTGTATCAATAGATCTTCTATTATATAAACTGCTTGTAGTTTGTACGCCAGATATATTATTCACAACAAAATTATTAAACACACTAAAATTATTAGCATCCACACTAAAGAACTGATTAGTTACGCCATTTCCCGAATTATATTGGCCAACCGTTAGTGTAGAATTAGTATTTAAAATTGTAGAATTAGATGATATGTCCAAATGTATTAAATTATTTAAAGAATAAAGCGATGTCAATACATCGCTTGCCAGGTGTGGATTGTTGCCTATTGCAGTAGCCAGCTCTTTAAGAGTGTCTAACGTTGCAGGGGCCCCGTTGATAAGGTTACTTATACTATCGTCGACATATTTTTTAGCTTGTGCACTCATCGGCGCCGATAATGTTGAGGTGATAGTTACTGGACTATTCAATATAATACCGCTGGAGGCCAGGTAGGCTATTGAATTTCTGCTACCATCCGAAATGGTGAGAGGTGCCGTAAAAAACGGAGAATTTATATCGGCTTTGAGAGTCAGGGACGATAACGCAATGCTTTCGAGAGATGAAAGGCGAGCTGCTAAATTGAAACTCATATATTATTATTCTAGATTTTTATTTTGTTAAAAATATCTAATGTAAAGTATTATAATGTCTTTTCCATTTCATATCTATGTCGATTTAGATGTGAGCAATGACGATCTGAATCCCACGAGCCAACCGCCACAGCTAAGCTTTGAGGTCACACGTAATCACCCCTTTTTGGAAGGTAATGCATCAAACTACTTCGTTACCATCTCTCGATTTTCCATTCAAACAGGCTCGTCTCTTCCGGTCTTCATTCCTTCCATCGTTCCAAACCAGCCGGACGTAAACAAAACCGTTTACAGTATAACAATAGTCAATACAGTTACAAAATTAGTAAACACAGAGTATATCGAATATGTGCCATCGAATCTAAGTCTACCGACGCCATCATCGCCGGTAACAACACAAGATTACACGAATAAGTATTACCACGTCATGAATTATCAAGATTTCATAGCGATGGTTAATAATACGTTGGTTAGCCTTTGGGGAAAAACGGGGCTCTCCGGGCCAATAGCCGCTGCGGTGCCATTCATAGAGTTTGATCCTTCGAGCTACATCTCCGTCTTAAATGTGCCTCAAACAGCCTTCACAACTGCTAATTACGACATTTACTTTAATACAAGATTGATGCAGCTCTTTACGGGCCTACCCGCAATCTTTAAAACGTACGACGGCGAGTTGAATTACCAAATAAACGTTGCAGGCAGTTTAAACAACACAAGAAGCATCACAGTATCTTATAGCGCCCAAAGTGCTGTTATTGCATTTGTGCAAGTCAACCAGGAACTTTCAGCCGTGGGCTTGTGGAATCCTGTTAGATCCATCGTGTTCGTCTCAAACACGCTCCCAATATACGCAACGCAAACCTCGCCTCCACAGCTTTACAACAGCACGAATACGGGCATGATAGGCTCAGGAGTGCCGAACATCTCTAATATCTTGTCCGATTTCGAAATACCGATATCCGCGACGAATCAGTACAGGCCCGAAATTAATTATGCCCCTCCCGGGGAATACAGACTGATAGATTTGTACAATAACAGCGATCTTTACAAGATAGATTTAAACGTGTTCTGGAAAGATAAATATAATAATTTAAATCCATTCTTGCTGCAAGCTGGATGCTCGGCCAACGTAAAGCTGTTATTTAGACATAAACACTTTTATCTAGGTTACGTTTATTAATTTAATTTTAATTTAATTTTAATTATAAATTTATTTTCTAACATTTTTATTTTCTCTACTATTTATATATCATGAGTGACACATTTGAAAAAATTCACGTTAAAGATGATGTGATAGGCAATCTGACTAATAAAGTCAAGTATGCTGTTATGACTTCAGCTCAGAACATTACAGCGCAACCTTTCCAAGCTATCAGTAAAACACCGGCGGCGCATGTCTTTAACATTGCCGTTCCCTCTCTTGAAACGGTTATACAGAGAGAGGTCTTATGGGCCAGCACTGTTACAATCGCTATCACCGGTGCTAACAAACCTGTAGGCGAATACCTTGTAAATTATGGTGTGACCGACGCGCTCTCCGCTTTCCCACTTCACAGCCTCGTTCAAAACATGACCTGTACCATTAACAATAACACCGTTTCGATGAACGTTGCCGATACCTTGGCCCCGCTGCTCAGGTTACTAGATCCGGAAGAAACGGCTAAATACGATAATCAAACCCCTACCAGTTTGGACTACTTGGGAAACTATCGCGACGGTGTTCACAAACTACCCTACACCGTTGGATATCTCGGAAATCCTGCCGGAGCGGGTCAACAGGGCACGAAGGTTCCGGTTATTTACGATATAATTGATGCTAACCATAACGAAGCACTTCCAGCTGATCCCCAGCACAACGGGTATACAGCCCAATCTTTCGCCTCATATCCCAACAACACCTTAGCATACGATATGAACCGTCCCGCGTGTTCCACATGGTATCACAAACCCAGGGGCAGTTGGCAACTTCTAAGAATCTGGGCCGGTAACGCGGATGGTACTGGCGCTCACGTACCATTGATCACGGATACTACGGTATACGTGCAGTTTCGTGTGGTCGAACCTCTGCTCATCAGCCCGTTTACGTTCGGTTGCCAGGACGCTAAGCAAGGAATTTACGGAATACAGAACATGACCTTTCAGATGAACATGCTACCTAATGCAAACCGCGCATGGAGAGCTATTTCGACTGCTGCGAACTATACTAAAACTGCTACGGTTGTGAGCTTTGACGAATCACAACTCTTCTTCAAATTCTACACTCCTAAGCCCTCAGATATGTTGGAGAGCCGCAACGTGGTACCGTACTACGAGTTTCCTATCTATAGGTCTACCGGTTTCAACACAGTAGCAGCTGCTGTAGGTAATGTTCGAGCGGATGGTTCCTATCCACCAGGTCCAACCCTAGATTTTGTAAGTTCGTCCATTCAATTATCGGTTATCCCAGATAAGTTGATAATCTTCGTGAGAAGGACGAACGCGAGCCTCACCTGCTGCGATACGGATAATTTCCTGACCATAAATAAGATCTCCATCAATTGGAACAACCAGTCCGGTCTTCTTGCGTCGTACACTCCCGAACAATTGTATCAAGCAAGTGTCGCTTCCGGGTTAAACAACTTAACCTGGGAGGAGTTCAAAGGCTTAACGATATCTGCGGCAGGCAGAAGTGTCGACATTCGTGCGCCTTCAGAGGCTAGTGAGCCAATCGGTTTACACGGTGTCGGAGCTGTTGGGAATGTTGGGGGTGCTAGTTTCTACGGTTTCAAATATATCCCTACCACTGGAAGCATTCTCGTCCTAGACTTCGCTAGAGTTATCCAACTTTCCGATGAGTACTACGCCCCAGGGTCTCTGGGACAGTTTAACTTGTCTATGACGGTTAACTGTACAAACAATCAAGCCGTTGATTTCACTAGCGCGAATACAGAGCTAATCATCATGCCTCTCCTATCTGGATGCATGGTGAACGAGAAGGGTAGCTCGTCAACTTTCGTAGGGTTACTCACCAAGGCCGATGTTTTAGATACGCTCCAACAAGAGCCTTACAGTCACGACACTGTCAAAAGGCTCGTGGGTGGATCGTTCTTAGACTCGCTTAAATCGGGTCTTCATTGGATCAGCTCTAAACTGCCACATGTTAAGACAGCTCTACAGCATATAAACCATCCTATCGCGGAGACCGGGGCTAAGGTGCTCGGCGCCCTTGGATATTCCAAACATCCACACGACAAACCGAAATTACAAGATCGTTTAATGTAAATATAAAAATGTAACTTAGTTATATGGAAGCGTTAAAAGATAAGGAGCTAGAACCACTGAGCGATGAAGATATTAGACACATTTTGGGTAAAGATACAAAGATATTAAAGTATTCGGAATTAGCTAAATATTCTAGTATCGATGATTTACTGCCGAAACACACAGACTACTGTATAGTGCTCTACGAGTTGGAAGAAAACAGCGGCCATTGGACCGCTATATTAAAGTATGACAGTTATGTTGAATGGTTCGATCCGTACGGTATTAAGTACGATAACGAATTAGACTGGATCAGCAGCAATGCCAAACACAAGCTCCACGAGGAGAAACCCCTGTTGGGCAACTTGTTCAGCGAGAGCGACCTCAAGGTTGTCTACAATAAGACTAAGTTTCAATCGATGAAGAAGGAGATCTCCACCTGCGGCGACCATTGCGTGCATAGAATATACCGTCTGAAACATAACGACTTTGACCTCGAAGCTTACACATCCTACATGAACCATATCAAAGACGAGTACGGTTTGACGTACGATGATATTGTTGCTGAGTTTGTTTCATCATTTATATAATATTATTTTTTCTACATATAAATATATATAATAATTTCACCATGCCATATAATAATGCCATAAACCAAAGAGTTTCAAATAGATTGAACACAATCTATTTGAATCACATTCGAAAAGAAGACCAGTCCAACGATAACTATTACGAGCCCACCAACTACGACATCGTTGGTCAATACGAGCATGCGGCCACTCTGGCCGAGAATCCCGATATTGTTGGGGGTAACGCCCACGAGATGACCACACTACACGACTTAGGATACGAGAAAACGAAGAATGATGTTATAAAGCCGCGAAGGAGCAAGAAGAAGCCGTTAGACGAAGGTCAGGGCTTAAGCGGCGGCGGAATGAGTGCGGGCGGTAAACCCTTGGAGGAGGGCTGCGGCATAAGTGCCGGTGGCTTGAGTGCCGGTGGTATGAGCGCAGGGGCTATGGAGGGGTGCGGGATGTCGGGCGGAGATCTAAAAGATGTTGTTAAAACAGTCGGCGATGTAGCCTCGGCGGTTGCTCCGTACGCCCCCCTATTGCTCGGCTTAGGGAGCGGGAAAACAAGGTCCGAGATAGTGAAAGAGATAATGAAAGAGAAGAACCTTTCGCTGATAGAAGCTTCCAAGTACGTAAAAGAGCACGGATTATACAAGCCGAGTGATAGACCGAGGGCTAAACGAAAATCGAAGGCTAAAGCAAAGCTCGTGCCGAAGACCGAACCCCCGGCCGACGAAACCAAGACCACGCCTATGCCCGCTGTTCACGGTGGAGCTAAGATGAAGAGAGCTGAAACAGAGCGGGCGAAAATCGTGAGACAAATCATGCAAGAAAAGGGGTTGAAGCTGATCGAGGCGTCGAAATATGTTAAGGAACATGGACTATACAAACCGAAAGAAAAAGGGGGCTCTTTACTATCCTTGAAATCAGCCGACGCGGTGGTAGGAGACACTTTGGGCCCTCAGACGACGGTTACGGGTAACGTTAAACCATTAAAGGCTAAGTACAGTAAGGAAGCGGGGGAGGCAAAACCGCTACCGAAAAAGGGTGGCTCGAAAGCTAAATCAAAAACTAAATAATTAATTTAATAAAAATCTAAACTATAAGTATATAGTTCATGCCAATTCTCAACGCCTTGAGATTAAGCCAAATCAATGAAGTTTTAGATTACGATAAAAACATGAATAAGAGAGCCTACGAGATAGCTCTTAAGAATAAAGAGTCTTACGAGGAACCACAGGCATACAGCCAATTGAATGCTGAGGATATCGGGGCGACCAACGAATTGATCGGTACTTTCAGAGTGCTTTTGGAGAAGAAACTCTACGAGTTAGACAAGATGGTTAGAGCGAATTCCACCGATGTGGGGGAGAACATCGGGGTAGTCGAGGATGTTGTTGTACAGTACAACAAGATTATTAGCATCTACCTGAATCCCGCCAATACTCAGCAAACCAAAACTGTTATTTTAACCGCCATTATGAAGATAGAAGGGACTGTTAAAGCTATCGGTAGGCTACTGCTCACCGTTCTAAACACAGCCGTGACGAATGCTGCCGGGTACCGGCGAGTATTTCAACCTTGCCTTAAAGCTTACATCGTCTATGATTTGATCGAATCTCAGTTACGCTCCGGCTCCTTTATGATCATATCGAACGAAGACTTAGAAAGACACATGCGTAAGGTTGTAAACTCACACCCTCAGTGGCGACGTATCGGTGCTGCACGCAACTTCCCTGGATATCAGCCTATCCCCAGGGACGGGCCAGGTG